AAAAATATGATTCAAGCAGAAAACAAAAAAAATATTGCTGCAATGAAACAAAGAAAAATGTTGGAAGAAGCAATCGAAGATGCATCACCAGGATTTGCTAATGATATAAAAGTTGATGCAGATCTTGTTGCAGAAAATTTAGCAGAGCGAATGGGATTAGTTTACGATGATCTTCCTACTAAACAAAGATTAGATTTATACGATCAAGCATACACAGGTTTATCAAAACAAAGATTTAAAGGAATGAAGCAAAGAGAATCTCTTGAAGATTTTGTTGACGACGCAGGTGGTGTTGACCCAGATGATCCAAGAGGCATAGATGATTTTATACCAGATCCAGAAGAATTTCAAAAAGGTGGTATCGCACGTATTGGTTTAAAAGATGGAATGAACAGAAGAACGTTTCTAAAACTTTTAACTGGTGCAATATCATTACCTATCATTGGTAAATTTTTTAAACCAGCAAAAGGTGTTGGTAAAGTTGCAAAAGTTCCGATGATTAAAACTGGAGAAGTCCCTGGAAAACCAGAATGGTTTGATAGTCTAGTTAACAAAGTAATTTTAGAAGGGGATGAAGTCAGTAAAAAATTTGCAACTAAAGACAGAGAAATTGTTCACAGAAAAAAAATTGATGATAACAATGAAGTAATAGTTTATCAAGATTTAGATGAAGGCACTATTAGAGTAGATTATGATTCACCTGATAATATGGGACAAGATATTGTATCATTAAGATTTAAACCAGGTATGGCTGATGAAACTACTGGAGGAAAAAAACCACGTGATGAGTTTGAAGCATCAGAGTTAGAACCAAGATATGTAGGTGGACCTGAAGATACTGATATAGAATTTGATGGTTTAGGTGGTGGATCTAGTATTAAAATGTTAGAGTCTGATGTAAGTAAATTGAAAGAATATGCTACAGGTCAAAAACCTACATTAAAAGAATTTGTAGAATCTAAAAAAAGAAAAGATAGAGTTAAAGCAATTAATGAAGATACAATGGAGCAAGCTGAATACATATCAGGTAAATATGGTGATGGCCCTGAACCAGATTTTGATGATATAGAAGACTTTGCAAGAGGCGGTATTGCTAGAATGTTAGGTGAATAATGCCAGGTTCGTTAGACAATTTAGAAGAAGCAATTAGAAAGCTTCAAGAAATGTACGATGATCCAGACATCGTAATCCCTGCATCACAACTACCACCTAAAGAAAATCCTTACAAAGATTTCATGGATCGTAATCCACAAAACAAAGCAGATGGCGGTCGTATTGGTTTCTACAAAGGTATGTCAGCTAATAAGGCAAAAAAGAAAATAAAACTTAAAGAACCTGCAACTCTTACAGGTATGGCAGGTGATAGAAAACTTTCAAAAAAACAAATTGATGCGTTAGATCCAAATTATTTAGGAGATTTTACAGGAGGAGATTTAGAAAGACCTAAAAAAGTTTATAAAAGTGGAACACTAAATAGTGTTATTGATGATGCAATTGAGATTAGAAATATCATCGTAAACAATAAAGGTAATATATTTAATCTTGAAGAGCTTGGAGAAAAAGCACAAATATATACTAGTGGAACTGGAACTAGAAAAAGTGGAAAAGGTAATAGACCAGATATTAGAAGAGTAAGAGCTGCACTAGCAGTTGCTAAAGATAATTTTCCTGAAATAGGAAACTTTAAATTTGTTGCATCAACAAAAGACAAAAAAGGAAACTATAAAAACGATGGAAGATATAAAATTGATGGAACTCAAAGACAACAACTAAATATGGTTGTTGATACAATTAAAGCTTATCAAAGTGCAACAGGTGATGAAAAATTAGCTCAGTTTTTACCTGATAACATGGGAGCGTTTTACAAAAGAGTTATTGAAAAAGGCCCTAAAAAATTACCTGCAAATCCTGAACAAGGTCTTTATATTAAAATGTACAACTTTGGTCCTGAACAAATTAAATACATTTCAGATAGAATTACTGATGAAACTGGACAAAAATTTACATCTAAAGATTATAAAAATTTAGTAACAGATGTTAAAAAATATAGAGCAAGTGTTTCAAGTGATGTTCGTACACAAACAAGATTAGCTAACATAAATAAACAAATAAAAGATCTTGCTGATGATAGTGTTATTCAAAATTTATTAAAAGGTGATTTAAATAGAAAAACTCAAGAAGCTCTTTTAGAAAGAGCAACAAGACTTGTTGGTGGTGATGCATCAATTGCAAGTAGAAGATTGTTTATGATGGCAGAAGCCATGTCAGATACAACAAATGCTTATAAAAATTTAGGTATTGAACTTAATAATGAAAAAGCAAATAAAATTATTGCAACAGGAAAAGAAATAGGTGGAAGAAATAATAGATATGGAATGTCTAGTGTATTGTATGACTACTATGGTAATGTTGTAGATAAAGCTATAGGATCAGGAGAAGGACAAACGTTTGTCGGTAAATACCAACAAGCAATTAGAAACGTTTTAGATAAAGGACAATCTCCAGATGAGATATTTAGTTTAACAGCTTCTGCAAGAAGAGGATTATCTCCCTACGCATTATTTACACAACAACTAAGAACAGATGTTAATAGTGCTATTAAAGGTGCGTACATTGATTCTGCACTTTCAAGAACACATGGAAAATTACAAGAAATATTTAAAGGTAGAAAATATAGTCAATTAAATGCGGCAGAAAAAGAAGCAGCAAATCTTTTAGTTGAAGCTTTTGAAAAAGAAAAGATTAGAGCTTTAAATCAACCAGTTAATCCTGGAGAAGTTAAAAAAGGTGCTGAACCAATTTACCTAACAGCAGCTGAAAAGAAAAACATACAACTTCCTAGTTTTGATCTTAAAAATCCACCAAGTAAATCTATAGAAGGTTTTGCTACAAGATTTGTTAAATATCCACAAATAAAAGAGGCTTTTGAAAAAAGTTATAAGGATGTTGGTTACAGTATGAAAGTTACAAAAGATATGAAAACTCAAAAAGAATTTTTAGAAAGTCAATTTGCAGCTATAGGTTGTCCAGGCAAAGCAAAAGGAGGAAGAGTTGGTTTTAATGAAGGCACTAATTATCAAAGATGTGTCCTAAAAGGAATAAAAGAAGTTCAAACAAAAAGTCCAGATCAATTAACACCAGGTGCTAAAGCTAACTTTAGAAAAATTACTGGTACCATGCAAGGTGCAAGATTAATGAAGAACGTTCTTGGTCCAGCTGCCTTGGCTTATGAAGGATTGTTCGCGGCTCCTTTTGCAGTGTATGATTATGCAAGTGGACGACCAGGAGAAGATATACTTAAAAACTTTTTAACATTAGGAATAGCTGATCAAAAATTATATGAAAACGAATTAAAACAAAAGTTTCCTGATTATGGAAAAGCTCAGTACCTAATGGATTTTGATGACAGAATTTCAGAGTATGAAAGACAAATGGGTGGAACAAAAGGTCAAATGAGAAGAGCTAAACCTAAATTAAATATAGCTTTAGATAATTTTAAAAATGATCCAACTAGATTAGAGTTTGCACAAACAGAAGATCCAGCAGCATCTCTGTTTGAAAACTTTTTAAAATCTCAAGAAGCAGAGCAAGCTGTAGCGCAAGAATATGCTACTAGAAAAGAAGAAAGAGGTTTTGGAGAATCTGTACCTCAGTTAGATCTTGGTGACTTTTCTTACGGTGAAATGGCAAAAGGTGGCCGTGCAGGTTTTGAAAGTGGGACTATACCAGGTGGTTATACCGATGATGCCTATGCATATTTAAGAGAGATGGATGATGAGATATTTAATAGTTACAAAAAATATAAAGCAGGTGGTGGTAAAATGAAATACGGGCAGTACGCATACAATGCTAAACGTATGATGTTTGGTCCATTTGGTGTTGGTGTTGGTAGATCACAAAGAGCAGGCGGTGGTATTGCTAAATTAGCTGGTATAGATGATGGCCCACCACCAGAAAAAGGACCAAACTCACAAGGGTTGCAAGGTCTATTAAATCGTGTTAAGAAACTGAAGGAGTAACAAATGGCAGAAATAGACAAAGGACTCCCCAACACTCGTACAAAACTTGATATCCCTTCAGAAGAAGAGATGGCAGAAGAAGTTAGTGTTCAGGAGGAAGAAGAACAACAAAAAGGACCAATCGAAGTAGTACCAGAAGAAGATGGTGGTGCAACGATTGACTTTGAACCAGGTGCAATCAATATTCCTGGAACAGAAAATCATTTTGATAACTTAGCAGATATCTTACCAGAAGATGTAACTGAACCAATCGGAAATGAAATGGTGCAGAATTACATGGACTACAAAGCTTCAAGAAAAGAATGGGAGAACACATACAAAACTGGTTTAGATCTTTTAGGATTTAAATATGAAAATAGAACTGAACCTTTCCAAGGTGCATCAGGTGCAACTCACCCAGTTCTTGCAGAAGCAGTTACACAATTTCAAGCACAAGCTTATAAAGAATTACTTCC